TGTTCTGCGTAATAGTTTATGACGGAACTAACTTTGTACTGATGAACCCAAGAGCGTTATAAGGAGATAAATGTCGGATAACAGAACTTATAGTGATAGTTCAGTTGATTACGGGGATATTATATATTTAAAAGTTATTATATAGTGAAGAAAGCGCCGATTTTTTCAATTTGCTTTATTGTCGGGTTTATCCTAACCATTAATGTTTTTAGTTATGATATTTCGCCGGTTGTAGGAAGTAAAGTACGTAGGATTTATCATAAACCAAGTTGTGATAGCGTTTGTGCGATAAAAGCTAAAAATTTGGTAGTTTTTGAAAGCATCAGTGAAGCAAAAATATTGGGCTATCAAGCGTGTCAGAAATGTTTTTCGAGAAAGGATTAATAATGGCCTCCGACTTTGAACTTCCGAATGCATTGAAAGTAATAATGGCTTTTGTAGATCGAGTAGGGTTTCCTATTTTAGCTTTTGTTCTGATGTTTTATTTTGCTTTCTTTAGCTTACAAAAAGCTACTGATGCGTTGGTTGAGAATACAAAAGTGTTAAGCACAACTTCGTCTATTTCTCAAGAGATGCTTCGGGTAGTTCAGGCAAATCAAGGTATTTTGATGGCGGATATGAAATGTTTGTTAACTAAAAAATGAGACGAAAACGGGAAGAATTTATCGCAAGGTATCTTGAGATTTTAGTGCATAAAGCTACGCCAGAATTGCGAAGAGTTCTTCCGGAAGAAGGCATTATATCAGAGATGCAGCCACAAGCGGATCGGGTTATCCACGAATTGACGAGGGAGGCTATATGAATAAACTTTTGAGCGGTAGATATTTATTAACAGTAATTTGTGGATTAGTTTTTGCTGTATTGGCGATCGGAAAGATTATGCCGGTGGATAAAGTTTATGAAGTAATCCTGATTGTAGTCTATGCGTATTTTTCACGTAACGACAGGAACGCCCAAAACGGGCAGAAAGGGTAAAGATGAAAATTTGGTTAAAAGTAGTAATAGCTGTGATAGGTTCAGGGGCTATCGGTGGATTGACTTTTGCAGCAAGCATTAACCCGACTTGGGGAGCGGTATTTGGTTATTTGACTTTAGCGATAAGCGGAACTATGTCTATTGTTATTGGCTGGCCGGCTAAGACAGAATAAGGAGGCAATATGGCAGGATGGGCAGAAGCCTTTAGGATTTTTAAATGGATAGATAATTGGCGTAAGAAAGGAGCTGATAAGAATGAAAGGACTGCGGCTAAAGACGCTATGTCTGGTAATGCTGATGGTGTTAGTAATATGCTTAAGCGGTTGTTTGGCAAGCAAAAGTAAAGAAGCCCAGAGAGCATATTACCTAAAAGCCGGCGAAACTGCTCCGATTGAGGGCTGGCTTATTAACGCCCAAGATATGAGCGACCTTCTTGTTTCAGCTATCAAGAACGAACGGGGAGAGAAATGAATAAAGAACTCTGGATTGTGTTAGTCCCTGCTTTTTCTTGGCTTCTTTTTGCTCTCGGCGGAACACAGATAAGCGATACCATAGAGGGTAAGAAATGGCTTAGGCGTTTTGTCCTGCCTTTCCTGTGGGGCGTGTGCGTATTCTTCGCCGGTTTCTCTTGGTATCAGGCGGTCGCAGTTGCCGGCCTCGGGTGCCTTATGCTACATCAAGGATATGGGTCTAAAGCAAAATGGTGGAAGAAACTATTGATATTCTTAGGATATGGTTTAATCTCTGCTCCGATTGGATTATCATTATGGAACCCGATTACTTTTATTGCTTGCGCTGCAATGTTCCTGTTAAGTAATACTCCCTTGACCTCCGCTACTATGGTATGGAAAATTGTAGAGGGGGCGTTTGGGGCGTTGATTGGGATTACAATATCTTTTGCCTTAGCAGGTTATGGATTAATCTGGAAGTTTTAAATATGCTAGCCGTCCTCACAGACGACAAATATTTCGAACAGCTTCTTTCTTTGGCGAAACGATTTCCCGAAGGTGGGTCGGCTAATCTTTCTCGGGAACTCTATGCGGCGGTTTCTAATCCTTTCCGGTTCCTTATTCTTGCTGATGTGGAGGGTGAGGTTCTGCGTGGATTCTTTTTTGCCGCGCTTTCTATTTGGAATGGCGAGCGTGTAGCTTTTGTCCGGGGATATGCCTATGACGGCCGGATTTCGAAAGAAGTATATCTCTCTGGATATCAACAGATCCAAGAGTGGTGCAAGACTCGCAAGATCACTGCTCTCTTAGGCTTCACTCAGCGGCCAAAAGGGTTCCTCCGGCGCTATGGTTGCCAGGTGATTAGCGCGGTTATCAGAAAGGAGCTGAAATAATTTCTGATAGCATTTTTACAATACATAAGTTTGTAATACCGGTACGAAAATTAAATGAGCCAATATATCTTATGGGCCACGATCATAAGAAAGGCGCCGTGCCTTTGTCTAAGCTGTATTTGGAAGGCACCCGATTGCGTCAAAAAAAGATCCTTCTTGGCCGGACTGGATCATTTTTACGCGGGTATGTGCCTGATCAACCCTCTTATGTAGCCAAAGCGCAATTAAAACCGTGCGATTTAGGGGTTATAAAAATAGAACTTACTCCCCGGAGAAATAAAAAGAACGGCCAAGACGATTATTATGTTGACATTCATTGCAGTGTTTAGGAGGAAGCTATGGAAAGAAAAGGACTCGGCCCGAATGCCGAAATTGAGACCGGTGAAAATGGGGGGATGCAGTCGAAGTTGGATTGTGCATTCCATTTATTAGACGCTCCGGCGTTAATGGAGTTAGCTCATATCACTCATCTTGGGGCTACAAAGTATGCTCGGGATAACTGGCGTTTAATTTCAGAAGAGAGCCATATTAATCACGCTTTGGTGCATATATTTGCGTATCTATCCGGGGATAAACAAGACGACCACTTAGGCCACGCTTTTTGCCGGCTTATGATGGCTAAGGCCAAACAACTTCGCCCGGATTATCTAGGCGCTATGGCTAAAAAGGAGGAAGAATGAAACGTGTTTATATTGCTGGAGCCTACTCAGCGGACAATGTAGTAGCGGTACTTGATAATATGCGCCGGGGAATGCGTAAGGCAACGGAAGTCTTATTGGCGGGGTATTCGCCTTTCTGCCCGTGGCTTGATTTCCATTTTCAACTAATGTTGAGGGAAGGCGAAGTGCTGTCCGTCTCTGACTATTATGCCTATTCTATGGCTTGGTTAGAGGCATCAGACGCGATGTTAGTTCTTCCGAATTCAGAAAACTCTAAAGGTACTCAAGCTGAGGTTATTCGAGCCCGGGAATTAGGTATTCCCATTGTGGAGAGTGTGGTGGAGCTGGTAGACGCAGGTATTCGTCCAGAATAGCGATTCCTGCGGGCGTGCTGAAGCAGAAAGCCACCTTGTAGCCCCGATTGCGGGCTAGCCAGGCAAAGTCCTTCTGGGCATCTGAGATCGTGCCTCTGGGGGCTTTAAACTCAATCAATAGCCCGTGAAAAGCACCCCGGGGTTCGAAAAAGAGTATATCCGGAGTTCCTTTTCTATATCCCATCCGCATCATTTTCATAGCCATTCCAGCTGACATAATAAATCCTGAAGGGGCGATGGTGAAAAGTAAATCCGGATAACAGAGTTGAATGGTTGCCACGAAAGTTGCTTGGATACGAAATTCTGGATCCGTGGATTTTATCATCCTTTCTCCTGGCTTAACGGCGGCAGTGCTCTTGCGTCACCGCGGGCGATTTGATACATACGGTGGCTCTTTTCCCGGCATTGCATTATTACCAAACGATCCTTTCTTACAAACACTTTCATTGGCTGGCCGCACAGTTGGCATTTCGGGGCTGTTGCCGGGTCGTTAATTTTGTGCCATTGCGCGATGCAAGGGTCGTTAGCGTTAATAGATATCATACAGAGCGGTTCGGTACAGGTATAAAACTTGTGCTTCCCATACCATATCTCACGCATAAGTTTGCCGCAAAGAGGGCATTCTGGCGGGCCCTTTCTATGCGGTACTATAATATTGTGGCCTCTACCTTCCATTGTAATACTTCTCCTTTCTCATCTGGTATATCCTTCTTCCTCGGTCGGCTAACACCATCCCGTTCGCGCCAACTTGATATGATTGTGCCACGGCATTTCCTCTTGCGGCGTGATGCTCCCTGCGAATTCTTTTTGCGACTGTGCCTCTCATTCTTCCTCCTATTTTGGGCTTCCATTTGGGTTATACTTTAAATGCCAGTTCTGTATTGCAATATTGTCCATCTCTTTTTGCTTCTCAAACCATCCCGGGATAATCGGGTAGGCGATGTAGTTTCCGGGTTTAAGCGGCGTATGCCACTCGTGTCCATAAGTTTCTATCAGGTACCTCTCCGGGTCTTTTGGTAGATAGAGTGTCCGGCCAAGAAACTTAAAAGGTTTATACTCGTCGAATAATTCCGTCGCGTGGTAGGACGAGGCGTATTGGTCGTGAATAACATTAAACCGAACTGGCCGGTCGTGATATTCTCCGGTATCGTAGTTAATAATATCTATTTGATACCCTTGTGCGCGTAAATGAAATTCTCTAGGGTATGCGTACGGAAAATCCAAGATATGCACAGAAAAATACGCAGAGAAAACCTTTTGAAGTTGCGCCATCTTCGGTATTAAATCTTCGTGCCGGACTCCGATGTCGATATCTTTATCCCACGGAATAAACCCATTTTCCCGTGTCATTCCTAAAAGGGTTCCTTCAACTAGACAATACGGAACTTTGTATTTTTCAAGGACGTCAATTACGCGGAAGAGCAATTGAATACGAGTTAATTGAGTTATCATTTTTGGTACTTCATAGTTTTCTTACACTCTGCGTTAACTGGGCATCCAGTTGCCCACGAAGGAATTTTACAGACAATTTCCACAACTTCTTTTTCAGCTCCTTCACCGATCGGTTTTTCCGCTACAACTTCGTCGTGGACTGTAAAAAGAATCTGGTATTTGGCGGCGAACAAGCCAAACATTGCCTCGACCATAAGATCGCGGGCGACTGCTTGAGTAGCGTTCTCAACTAATTTACCTCCCCAGGTTTCTTCTACTTCGTATTTATTAGTGATACTGTTTACCCCGAGAAAAGTGAGTTTGCCCTCAGCCGTGATTTTTGGGTGATGATAGACGATTGACCGGCCAGAGGGAAGAACCATTTGTAGAAAATCACCGGAGATACGCCAGGAAACTCGGCCGCAGGTATGCGGTTTTCCGGATGACACGGTCTTTTTAGCTGCGTCCTCTAATGCGTACCAGAAGCGAGGTATAGCGGGAAAAGAAGTACGATAAGCGTTAACCGCGCGTTCAGCCAGTGCGGGGGTTACGTCTATTCCGTATTTCTCACACGTCTCTTGGAACTTCACTCTTCCCATCCCATACCCGCAACCAAGAATGGCTTGCTTACCTAATTGCCGGGTAGCGGTAGGGCTTATGGTTTTTGCCATTTGGACGTAGATGTCTGGGAGCGACGGGTCCCTATCTTTATCCGCGAATTGTTTGACCCCTTTTTCTTCACCTGCAAGCCACATAACAACCCGGGCTTCGATCGCGGCAAAATCGGTGATGAACATTTCTTGGCCTTGCGAAGGAATAAACATTCCTCGTATGCAGGACGAGAGTGCTGGAAGGACATCATAGCAAAGGGCAAAGGCAGCTGGGGATACTCGTAGGCAAGTAATCGCTTCGGTAATCTCTTCTGGTTTAATAGATGCTTTAACGAGATTTTGGATTTGCACGAGTTTCCCAGACCAACGGCCAGTCGCGGCTCCGTGGAATATGAGCAGATCTCTAATGCGCCTGTCGGGAGAGACTGCTGTAAAAAGCGCAGAGAACTTAGCAAGTGAGGTAAGGGATAGCTGCTGCCTAAGTTGAAGGACACGGAAGTTATCACCGGAGGCTGTTTTAAGTGCTTCTTTGACCGTTGCTTTTGTAAGATCTGGAAGATTAACTCCCTGTTTTTCAAGATAATTTTTAATCGCTTCTCGTTTTGTACCGGCATTGACTTGTCCTCCTGTTAATTGAAAAAGTTCTTCGTTTCGTTCCTTAGTTTCTTGAGCTATTAATGTAATCGCGTTTTCTACCGCGAGAGTATCTATTGCCACTCCCCGGTCGTTAATGTACTGATCCATAAACCAAACACGTTGTTCGGAAGATGATAGATCTGGAAGTCGTTTGTCAATATCTCGTTCAGTCTCCACATCCCGTTTGCAATAAAGTAATAGCCGTTCAAGTTTTTCTTGTGGGATAGGACCGGTAGTTGTACATAATGACCGCATTACCCGGGAGCCCTCCATATCCTTTTGATGAGAGCAACCCAGGGCTTGTGCGGCGTGCTCAAGTCTTCTTGGAAGCGCAGCCGCGGAAACTTTTGCCGCAGTACACCGCCACTGCCGGATAGGGATAGGGAGTAGCCCAAATTTCTCAGCGTGAAATTTCCAAATTGAACGTTCAAAATAAGCATTATGGGCGTGGAATTCAGCCCCGGACTTTATGAGTTGGTTAATTATCTGAGCCGCCTCAGATAGTTTACCATATAACACGCCTTGCACTGGCCCATCGTCAATAGCCCACGCAAGACAAAGGACTTCGGTGCTTGGGTCTTCCGCGTAGTGGTAGGCCCCGGTTGTCCAGATATCCGCTTGAGAGCGGCTTTCAAAATCGATATATACTTTTTTAGGCATTTTGGTACTACGGGGCCCGAAGGCCCCATAGCTCCTGTTTTTCTTTAATCCATAAACGGCAGAGAAGAGGGTTCAGCTACATTAGCGCCAACGTCTCCTGCGCCTTCTGTTGCTACTGCATCGAACTCATCCTCAACTCTCGGACGAGAAGAGAAGGTCAAGTCATCCGCGAGTTTTTGGACGCCAGCAAGATAAATTGTTACCCCACGGCCGCCTACCGGATGCACGAACGGAGAAATTGTCAATACCGCTCTTACCCAGCATCCCGGGTATAGCTCTCCCGGATCGACAATTCGGGTTTTATCACCGCGCAAACAATCAGGGCGGGTATCAGTAGTCGATCGGGCGACAATGTATCCCTTTTCGTTTTCGTCAATCTTTCCGGATTCTTTTGCCTTATCGCCGTCCCGGAATTTCGGGAGTTTCAAGGTTTTCAAATCCACATCAGGCCCGAAATTAGCTCGAGCGACTTTGCAAACTTCTTGCCAGAAGCCAGCGCAGTTATCAGCCAAGATCCACGTAGACGCTGGATGCTTGGCCGCTTTTAACGCTTCAGCTGTGCTTTTCTTCGGAAAAAGCAGAGTGATTCCGTATTTCTTTTTAGTTTCGTTTCCGAGAACTGCTACCGGTTCGAATAACGCTGGGTAAGACAGCCGAAAAGCGGGGGTCTGGTAAGTTACTCTTACTTGTTTAGAATTTTTCTGCACACTCATTTTTTCTCTCCTATTCTTTTTAATGTCGTTCCGTTATCCGGTGTCTCCGTTAATGGAGCCACACGGTCTTTCCCAGCTACCTTTTCCATTTGCGCTGGGGAAAGCAATTTTGGTTCTGAAAATGCTTTATCCCCTAAATCCACAAACGCGATAATAGCCTTTGCTTCGTTAATCCACTTTCGATTCGCTCGTTTTTTCCCTAAGTCCCATCCGGGTATCACGCCGCCGGCTTCAACATACTCTTGAGCGTAAGCGAACACCGCATCCATCCAAGCCTCTATGCGGTCTTTATATTCAAGAATTTTGGCTACCGTGACAATTGGAAGGCCTTTTACATCAGGGAGAATCAACTCCTTCCCTGGAATCGCTGGAAGTTGATCGCTGATATCTTGCCGAAGTGTGGGGCAAATTGCTTTCGCCCAACACCATTTACACCAAGAACCAGCCGCAACCAGAGCGTCTTTCTCTTTAGTTAAGGAAACCTTACGTTCTACTTCTTGTGCAAACGTGTCTAAGTAATCGCAAGAGGCTTCCCATTTGCTGATTTGGCCTTCAGTACGCGGCTGAATTATCACTAATTCAACGCTTTCTACTTCGTGCTGTTTTGATAATGGTAGTGCGTAAAGCAACATTTGCGGATTATCAACCGCGGATACTACTACGCCTTTTCCGTATTTGAAGTCATACACGGTTAATTTCTCATACGGCCGGACAATAGCCGCGTCAAGTGTCCCAGACATCCCCTCAATGATGTCTACTTTTTGTTCACTAAGGAGTTGGCCGCCTTTTTGCAACTCCATTAGAATAGTGTCCCGGGCAAAAGTAACGGCTTCCGCCATTTCTTCGGTAATTTCAATTTCACCGATGAAGTTACCTATTTGATCAAACGGAAGTACTTTCTTGTCCTTCAGGCACATTTCTAAGAGCTTATGCGCCGCTTCGCCGTCTGCTGCGTGTGCGCTTTGAGGAGGCTTTGGCATTTTTCTGCATAGGGCCACTGATCCCGGGCAGTTCATCCATCTTTCCGCATTTGACGGAGATATTTCAGTGTGTGTTTTTTGTGCCATATATCCTCCTACTCGACTATGAGGTCGTTTTTCAGGCCCCAGTCATACATCATCTGAGCTGCCTCGGCCACTTTATTCACCGGAATCTTCATCAATTTCGGCTCTTTCGGCGCGAACTTCGGGCAAAGAACGTCCTTAACGAAAGTTACCACTGCCTCGGTCTTAGGCGGTACTGCCTTCTCCGCGGCTGTAAGGTATTTCTGGACAAAAGTACGCAGTTCCTTCAGAGTTTTAATCCCCACCGCTGCCATAACAGGAGGCACTGCCGGTTCTTCGCATATACCAGGAATTTGATCTTCTGGTATCAGAGAAGCCTCGATTTTTTTACCCTGGGCATCTTTCTTTGGCTCAGGTATTTGGAATCCTGCGGCGATAGTTTCTAATGCCACTGCAATACGTTCGATATCTTTTTCTATACTCATAATAAACACTCCATATTTTTCCTGCAATTATCGCAGACGGATAATCCTGCTACCCGTTTAAGCTTTTTCATTTCCGTTGTTTTCCCGCAGACTTTACATCTTGTTGCCACAAACTCTGTCGTCTCGTTTAACTCATTTATCTTCCTCCTCTCGTTATCTCCTGTTATTATGTTTATGTTTTTTGCTTTCTCGATAAGCATATTAACTACTTTCTCATCAACACTGTTTTCTGCGATTAAGAATTGAATTTGTACTGGATTTTTTTGTCCGATTCGATCCAGCCGCCCAACCGCTTGACGAATTTCCTCTGGGACATACGACATTTCCACAAATACGGCGGTATCACAAACGTGTTGAAGGCCGTCGACGCCTATTCCCCCAGATTGGATATTAGCCAGAAAAATCTTCTTCTCCTTCTTAGTACAAAAATCCGAAAGTGCTGTGTCTTTCTCTCTCGCGCTGCATTTTCCTGTATAAACCACAGCCGCTTCGGGAAATGCCGCGGTGATAGTCTTTACTACATCTTCGTGCCAGACGAAGACGACTATCTTTTGCTTCTCTTCTAAGAGATCTTTAATATGGCGGATCGCGGCAGAAGTTTTCAGAATTCCTAAAGCTCGACGGATTGATGGTATTTCGCCTATCTGGTCCCGGGCGTTTACCGCACGATTTTCTTGTTGAGTAAGCGCGAGCAATTTATCTGACGGGTCGAGATAAATTTTATCATAAGTGACCATCGGAAGTTCTTTTTGAACTTCTGATTTTAGTCGCCGCAACATAATTGGGCGCAAGATGTCGGCTAAGTCCGGGAGGTTACTGGCTCCAGTGCAATCGAATCCGAAATCGCCTTGATAAGCCGCGCAAAATTTGTAGGCATAATCATAGAAGTTTGCGTACTTACCAAGAAATTGCGGGAATAGCGCGCGGAGAATTGGGTACAATTCAACCGGTCGATTCAGCACTGGAGTGCCAGTAACCATCCATCGGCGAGTACAGTTATTGTATAAGCCTTTTTTACCTAATACCATCTTGGTCCTTTTAGCTTCAATCGTTCGGAGGTAGTGGCTTTCATCACAAACCAATACCGGCCAGTCTTGATCTTTTAATAAAGTAATCAACGGCTCCTTCCAGACAATATCGTAATTGACAATATTAAATGCTGATATTTCAGGTACGATTTTTGGGGAGTAAATTTCTTTTATAAAAGCTAACGGCATTTGCTCCCGGATTCTTTTTACCCACGACCGACGAATACTCTGGGGACAAATCACTACTCCTGACGAAAGCCCAAGTTGTTTCCACGCCTCGATAACTTGATAGGTTTTTCCAAGTCCCATATCATCAGCGAGGATAGCGTTAGGCCGCAACGCCAGAAAATTCCGGCCAGTTTCCTGAAAAGGAAGAAGCTTTATCATTTGTTCGATTCTTTCGCGATTGCGTCAAGAAGTTTCTTAACGTCATTTTCGTAGTGCTCGAGCATATATTCTTTCACAGCCGCATCACCATAGCTTTGTTGAGCGTCACTATACACCCACTTATAATTGTCGTCGATAGTTCGCTTCCCATTAATCCAGTGACGATGTTCGATAATTATTTCTCTTGTCGAGAAAAGTCGGTTAATCCCTTTACAGAGTTTCATCAGCATCACGTCAATCCCGATATGCTGAATTTTTGGGTAAATCATATATCCTAATTCCCGCGCCATCTTTCCAGAAACAATACAGCCTGACGGGTGTAAATACCGAGACCAGTCGCTTAGAAGGTCGTCGGCCATCGCAATACCCCACCCTTGTCCCTTTTGCTCGAGTATGCCAATGAGTTTTTGGTCCCAAAATCGAGTGTGAAAATAATGATCGTCGTTTACGGGGGCGAAATACTTCGCTTGCGATCTCCAAGAAAATTCGTTGTAGACTTCCGCGATGAATTTACGCGGGCCCACGAAAATATTACAATTTTCAGGTACTTCTATCTTCTGGTATTCCGAGAGTTTCGGATCGTCGTCATTCAAATAAACTACCAAAAAATTTCCCGGTGACGCGGTTTCCCGAAAAGATTGGATCATACTCCTTAGTACCTCCGGTCTTCCTCGAGAAGGGCAAATTGTAAGAACGCTTACTTCATTATTCATTTTATCCTTTCTATGCCTTTGAGCGTGAGTAAATCTTTTTGGCCGTCTTCTCCGAACTCTTCCACGAGTTCTTTATACCCGGGTTCAGTAGGATCAATACGTTTCTTATATAATGCTTGACGGATCTCTGCATTGTACAAGTATATTCGATTCCACGGAGTGACATTCCGGTGATTCAGCTGTACATCCATATGGACGAATGGTTGGATCCCGGCGGCTAAACATTTATCACAAAAAATAGCATCCGGAGGCCCTGGGAGTTTGGGGTCAAAAAACGGGTAGAGAATTTTTTGAAACAACGAAGACTTCCAAAGAGTATACGGAGTAGCTGTAAGGTCCGTTGTTTGGACTCCTTCTCCCGTAGTTTCGTCAAGAAAATCACCTTTCATTTTTCCAATTTCCTGAAGAGATAGTTTCACTCCAGGTTTCTTTCGGCAAGCAAATTTAGCGTAAGGAAACCCGGCTGTATAAGTAACAGCGGAAATAAACTCTTTATCTGCCTCAAGTAAGCGCAATATATCGCCTTTTTCAACACCCCAAATATCATCGTCCATCCGAAGAATATGGGTAAACCCATTCATCAACGCGCGTTGAATAATTTCATTGTCCGCATCTTGCACTCGGCGCCGATAGGGGAAAAAATACGACGTCTTTGCCCCAGCCCTGTGAAGATCATTGACCGTTGTCAATAAAGAATTCATAAACCTACGCGGGTCAGGGTCGATCCCAAACGTAGGGCATCCTATGAGAACTTTTATTTCTTCCTTATTATTCACCTGGCCCTCCTTCTTCTCTGGTTTGAGCCACATACACAACCCCAATGGCTTTATAAAATTTATCATAAGTATCTTCTGAAAGGTGCTTAACCTTTTCCTCCACCCGGTTTCCCTGATCAAGAATATTCTTATTCTCTATCCGGGTTTTATTTGTGTTGCGTATCATAATAGCTCTACGGCCGACTTCAGACAGAGGAATAGACCCCTCTGCGGCGTTCCGGACGCTATGCTCTAAATCCCAAATAGATAAATTTGTTTGAGCGAGACGGATAATGGCCAAAATGAATTCTCCGTCTATCCCCGCATTTTTGCAATCCTCGAGCATTAAATCCAATTCTTGTTGTGCCCCGGGTAACTTGCAAAGCGCTTTTTTAGACACAACACACATCTTATCAATAAATTCTCCAAAACTCATTACAAAAAGATTTCTCCCCATCAGTTACCCGCCTTTCCTATTTTTCATATAAAGTTAATATGTTCGGGTTTATGCACAAAATCGTGGATAAATTTATTTGTGCTATCGTGACGGCAGCAGCCCTCACAATCTTTATGCACGTCAAATTCCTTTTGCAGATACCCGATAATTTTCCAGTAATGTTCAGAATTTAGAATTTCTCCCAAAGACTGTTTTGCCAAATCGCCATAGCAATACCTTTCGTTACCAAATAAATACCCGCAAGGGTAACACTTCCCATCGCCAGAAATTTGGAAAAGTAAAGGCACGTCAAGACAATGATCATAAGGTCTTCGGACACGTTGAGCAATCATCCGAAATTTAGGGACTATCCGAGTTTCAAAGGTACTCATCGCCGCAGCCTGTCTAAGTGTTTCTTTGATTTTTGGCTCGTCAAACCACGGGCTTTCCGGGACCTCCATAGCATTGTATTTAGGATCCGAGCATTGCTTAATTACAAAATAATCTACCCCGGTATCGATAGCGAATTGAGCTTCCCGCAAAACGTATGGGAGTGCGTTCTTTGTTAGCACCATCTGAAGTCCGATAGTCACGGGAGAACCAAGCTGCTTTTTCATTTGGACGGCTAACTGGATGTTTCGTTTCACTCCTTCCCAATACGGCCGGCCGTGAACGACTTCGTACCCTTCTTCGATAGCCGAAAGATTAAAACGCAGCCAGACAAGGTTATTAACAAAATCAGCCATATCTAAATCGGAAATCCGAACGCCATTAGTGGCCATCGCCATATCGAGTCCACTGTCAACACCTGCACGGATAGCCGGGATCAAACTTGGATGTAGAGTAGGCTCACCGTCCCCGACAATAGAGATAGCTTTTACTCCGCATTTTGGGGCCTCTTTAAAAAGCTGGATAAGTGCAGCATCAGGAATCATTTCTCCAGTCATCTTTTGAAAGATACCATAGCAATACTCGCATTTAATATTACACAACTTAGTAATTCCAGCATCGATCATAATTGGCGCGATTCGTTTCCCTTGAACGAAGTGTTTATACACACGATCCATATGCCAGAGCAACTTGTTGCTATCTAAATTCCATTTGTCAATATCCTTCACGTTCATTTTGTTACCTCCTCTATTTTTACGCTGCAATGACCACCTTGTTGAAGACGATTGGTTTTTAATTTCACGTCACACGGATTACAAAGGCCAAAATCGTGGCACATACAAACCCGGTAGCTTCGGCTATCTGTATTCTTAGCGGCTGCAAATGGCCGGCTATTGGAATAAAGAAAATGGTGGCAAGGGAATACTTCGCCATTAGGAGCAAAAAGAAGTTCGCTCGGATAACACCAAACTGCTTTTCTCTGCCTCTGGCCAGATACTGCTTTGGGGTATTTATAAGTCCCGTGTGTAGCGTCGAGAAATTCTTTCATTCGAAAATCTATTCCTACACTGTCGCAAGCATTTTGCATCATAGAGTTTTTTAACTTCATATCTGGATGATCCAGGCCCCAGATACCAACACTGTACCCCTCTTTCTTCAATGCTTGTACAGTTTTGAGTAGCGTAATCCCGTTAGTTTTTTGATGAAACGAAAATCTAATCGACGCATACGGGGCACAACGTTTAAACATTTTTGGCTCTGTGCGGTAGATAAACTCTTTAACGTCGAAACAGCCATTGGTCAGAAGATCGATCTTCTTTCCGCGAAGATGAAGTTCTTTTACCAGATCGTAGAAGTCCGGGTATTCAGTTGGTTCGCCACCCTGAAGACTGATAGGTAAATCGTTCCGGGTAGGAATAGCAGAAAGAATTTTTACCCATTCACTGACAGATATTTCTCTACGCGGCGCGAAATCCCCGTGCCGATTAATACAATAACTACACCCCATCCGGCAACGAAAAGTAAGAAACACCCCAATGTAATTATATTTATCCGGCAATTTCATCTTTTCACCCTTCGATAATTGTATCATATAACCTCCTGTATTCGACAAACATTATTGGTCGCTCAATTACTCTATGTATAAACGCGCCCATCACATCGCGACAATTAGTAAGCCTTACAACTGGAATAGACGTATGCTTCTCAAAAACGTCCGAGTAGTCCTGAACGTGCTGTGTCCCCGGGTCAAGCGGGCTATCGTGGCCGACGCATACTCGGATAATCATAGGAATTTTTAAGCCGTATTTTTGTAAATTCGAAAGATGATTAACTAAGGCGTCCATCCCGGCGAGTAAGAAATCCGCACGTTCAAAACAAAGTACCGGAAGATAACCTTCTAATGAAAGTCCCGTGGCTATCCCGACCATTAAGTTTTCGGCAACTGGTGTCTCAATACATAAATGTTCGCATCCGATAAGCGTTCCGTTCATTTTATGCCCGTAGGCGGTATTATAACCGACAAAACGAATTTGAGGATTAAGCGATAACGCGCACATTGTTTTATGAAGCAGATCTTTGTAAGTATCTCTATTCTCGATTTTTTCTACCATTTAATTTGCACTCCTGTTCCTACGTGCGGAAAAGCTGCTTGATAATGGTAATAGAAAACCTTTGGGGTATCCCAAAGTTTTTGCATTTCACGGTCTTTTTCCCCCCAACGCTGTTCGATAGATGTCGTTACTGATCGATTATTATTTTCGATAACGAAAGTGATAGGTAGATCGTGGCCTATTGCGTATCTTAGCGCCTCCCAAAACCAACCTTGATCACAAGCCCCATCACCGACAAAACAATGCACTTTATTACTCTGCCCCGCGAGTTTAATCGCTTTTGCGACTCCTACCGCAAGACCGACGTTTCCCCCTACAATAGCTGTACTGATGAAATGCCGGGAAAGATCGATAATGTGCATTGAATTATTATGCTTCAATATCTCATTCCTCAAAAATTCTTTGTCTCCTGTGGCCAAGAGCCAATGGTAAGTATTCCTGTGAGTAGAAAAAACCCAATCCCCAGGTTGGAAATGTTTTTGAAAATAACTAATTAAGATATCTTCATTCCCTCCGCAGAAATGGTGGGGGCAACGGATTTGTCCGCTCTCCCAAAGGATACGCATATCGTCTTCAAAGTCTATTAACTCTTGTTTAGTTATCATAAGTCCTCAATAGTTACCGTTTGCTTTTGATATTCGATTGGTGTTAGCCACCCTAAAACTGGCGCACCAGAAAAACCCTTCTCCCATATAAACCAAGCATAACACGAAGCAGAAGAGCCGGTGTCTGAGAAACGCCCGTTCATCGCGCATTTCTTTCGAAAAGAATATACCCAGATTTTTTTCGGCGGATTCTTGACAAACAACTTTTGGCGGCCTTGTCCTTCTAAAAAAGTTAACTTTAAAAACATCGCAACTTTATTAGATGTAAGTTTTAACGCTTGCTCGACAAATTCTGCCGCAAATTTATACGGGGGGTTCGTAATAATATCTCCAGTAAAGCCTTCTGTCGCTGTTAAGAAGTCTATTCCGGGTTTTCCAAAACCCCTATCAATTAAATCAGACGAAAAAACTGTCTTCCCCAAAGACGTCATACGTATAGATAAGTGCCCTTCCCCGCAAGCAGGTTCCCAAATTTTTGGCGCAAATTTTTCAACATTAAATAAGTCGTCAATGGCCGACGGTTCTGTAGCGTAATAGTCGTGAACTTCACGATCGTGATCCGAATGGTTACTAGCACCAAGAGTCGTAAAAATAGATTTCTTATTTCCTGTCCAGTCTTTACTTATCATAACTCTCCCACTATTTGATTCATTTGCTCTCTCATCGGCCGGGTATAGGAGGTACTGAATACCCCACCCTCTCGAGAGATTTTTTTATCCCAACGTAACCCCACTAACGCTGCGGCTACACGGCTTTGATCAGCCCGGGTAACTGACTTCATAGGTATGCCTACATATTCAAGTATTTCTTCTGTTGTAACTTCATTCACTTCCGGATTCTCCTTAACCCAACGCACAACATTTTGTCTCATAGGGTCTTCCGGCATCCGGGCCTGAGCTTCAAGAACTTGAAGTTGTTCCGCCTCGCCTACGAGATAGAGCATTTCGTTTTTATAACATTGAAAAGCTTCCGCCCAAAGCTGGTCACAATTATTTTCAAGGCCTTTAAGGTCCACCGGGCCATTAAATCGTGTAATCCAGTATCTTCTATTTCCGGTAATATCGTTGAGATACCCCACGTGTTCCGGGTTAACCGTTCCTATGAAAATACTTTGACGAGGAAAGTCTTTTGCGTGGCGTTCGTAAGACAAGCGGACGGTATCTTTTTCCCGGGTGATAAAAGATTTAAGGCTGTTTGCGTCGTGCCAGCGAAGCGCGGTCATTTCGGAGAGCTCTATTACCCATTTACTTAACATCATATGAATCGCGTCTTTAGCGTGAGGGTCCAAATTCATATCCCCGCCCCAATTTCTGCCGAGGATACGGCAAGCTGTACTTTTCCCGATTCCCTGATCTCCTTCGATAATAAGTACGTGATCCCACTTACACCCAGGCTCCATAACACGTTTCACCGCCGCGCAAAGAGTCTTTCGCGCAATAGCCCGGGTGTACGAGGTATCTATCGCGTGGCCAAAAACGGTTAGCCAATTGTTAAGCCTCGGAATTTGGTCCCAGACAAGAGATTGAAGATAATTTCTAATAGGATGATAATGCCTTTTATGCGCCACAACTATAACTGCCTCTAAAACTGTTTGCTGGGAAAATTCTATGCTAATCGTTTTCGCCAAGAAAAACTTCAATAACACAACATCTTCGTCGCAAAGATTGGGCCCCTTAGCCCCGCGTTCTTTATACCACGGTGCGCTTGAATTTATTTCTATCATCCCGGAAAAAGTGTTATACCGGAAGGCATCTTGAATTTTTGGTAGTGTTACTAAGTAGTTCACAGCGTTGTTGAGGGATGGTTTTATCGCGCCTTTTGCGGTTAGATCGTATTTAACGTCCCCAAAATTTATTTTTTCGCCTACTTCAGCCACTTTAAAAATCGCGCCAACATTCAAGTGGCCGGCTTTTTCTTTAGCATAAGTATAAGCAGAGCGGACCGTGTGTTCAATATCTGGGTCAGAAAGGGCTGGGGAGATCTTTTGGGGAAGGTACGACTCTTTCAATGTTTGAAGACAAGTGCATTCAGACAGCCCAAAATCCCGGCCGCGACAAGCAGCTACATAAAGAGAATTTCTACGGGCCCCTGTTGTAGCCTCTGGCATCCCGGAAAGAGATTCTTTAAATCGTTCGATATTTAACGCGTCATCATCTACAAACCCCGGTTCTGGGGCCGGGCCGATAGCTACCCTTTCTTGCTTGACGATCCGGGCTACAAGAGCCCCTGGCGCGTCCAGAAGGGCATTTAAAGAGCCGAAGACTACTTCATACCGCTTCTTTGTATCTGGATGGATGCTTTCTGCCCCCACCACATAAAAAGGCCCGTGACGAAATTCTAAACCTGGGTATTCTTTAAGGTAAAGTGAAGTCTCCACACCTAGAGGGAAGTTAAGGTATATATGAAAACCACCGGAACCTGTCTTGACCACAAAAGTTTTACTCTCCCACCCTTTTTCGAGTTTTAGATCCCCACAGAGCTGGGCAAAACTTTCTTTCCCTTTGGCCCCGTCTTTGATATCAATATCAATTACAAGCCGGTTCTCCGTATGCACCCCAAAATTCTTGGGGATATCACTCCGGGAAAGGGTCGGGTCTTTTGGAATTAATTTCCAGTCTTCTCCCTCTTTAACCGCCGGCTTTTTACCGCGCAAAGGAAAAACTCGAAAACCTTGCTGAACATATTGCTGAATTATATCAAGCATAGTAGATATACTCGTCCTATAAGCCTTTTATATCCGAAGAATCTTCCGGAAGCTGTATCTGTTTTTGTATTTCAGACCCGGGTATAAAATATCTTGAGCCGCTTTTACCGGCGCGTATTTGATTACGCTTTATTCTCGTCAAAACCCCATTGTGCGTCATACCTAATAACCTCGCAGCCTCGCCCACGGAAAACACCGCTGTCGGATCGAGAGTTTTAATCGCTTCAATGTCAATGGTCTTCATTTATATCACCTCCTTTATTTTCTGTCAAGGAAAATTTCTTAACCCCAACTTTTAGAACCCGTGCGATTTCTTCCTTTTCACATTCCCGGCATTTTCCGGTGATCCCGGAAACCGGAATCCTATGGATTTTACAAAACTTAACAGGCTTAACCCCCATCAATCTACCTCTACTGGATTATACCTGTGTTTAGAGCCTATCGTTTTTCTAAAAATCTTATGGCCCCCGCCAGCCGCGCGCCGGTAAAATTCTTCCACACTCTTAGCGTCTTCTGAAAGAAGGACCGCTGGCTGCATAAGCTCTAACCGGGCGATAAATCCTCTTTCCCAATCTGTACCCCGATACCCCAATTTATGCGCTTCGATAATCAACGCTTCTGCTTCAGGCCACATCATTTCAGCTCCTCTGTTTTATATACAACCTTATAATCCTTATGGGTATATTGACACCAATTAAATTTATTACCATAAATAGAAGAAGGTCTTGATGGACAAGGAAGATTTACTCTTGCTGAAATAAACTCTATCTCTGAAATACGATAACCACAACCAGGACATTCATAATAATCAATAATTTTTAGGTTTTTCTTGCTCATTTCAGCTCCTGGTTAGGATTTAGATTTTTCTCTTACTTCTTTTTCGGAGACTGGTTTTCCATTATTACCCCAACCGAAAACAGTTACGAATGGAATCAGGCTCACACAATGTTTCCACAAACCCTGTCCCCAATCCCCAATAGCTTTACATTTAGTTACGTCTTCTCCATAAGTTACTATTGAGACTGTTCCGTTTCTTTCCACGCATAACATCATTATCGCTTGTAAATTATGCTGTTTAGATAATTTCTCTAAGTCTTTAATCTTTATTGAACATAATTCTTCCATTTCTCTCCTCCCCTATTTATTCCACCAATCTATATTTAGCGTTATTAACAATTATCTCTTTCGGGTTTTTATTTTCTTGTGTTGAGATAATCTCAACCTTTCCTTCAAGGCAAATCGGTTCACTATAAATTTTCCGTTTTGCTTTTATGCTTTTGCATTTTATAAAATTATACACACAACAGAAAGCATAATACAGTATGTTCCCAGCGTTGATATTCCAAGCGTTGATGTCCCCAGCGTTGATATTCCCAGCGTTGATATTCCCAGCGTTGATGTCCCCAGCGTTGATGTCCCCAGCGTTGATGTCCACAGCGGTGATATTCCCAGCGTTGATGTCCCTGGCGGTGATGTCCCCAGCGGTGATATTCCCACAAGTTACTTTAATTGAAGCTGATATACTTATTGAACACTCAAACCTTACATCACCCTCAATCGCCAATACTCCGTTTACAATATCTTTTTCTACTTCTTGTTGCGTTTTATAAATCTTCATCTCTCCCCTCCCTATTTATTCACTAACTTTGCGATTTGCTCTTTTCGTTCTACTGTTACAATAGTATCATTCTTGCTACCACCGTGAGCAACCAATAAAATTCTCTCCATTATAAAACCCCTATTTTTACCAAGCCCCATAGAGTTCCAACCAAAACATATTGCCTTTCCCCCGGGTTTTATTATTCTTGCAACCTCATTCTTACAATCAGCCCAGTATTTCATTGAACTGAACTTTTTGCTTCCGTAATTTCTTGCTTGTGTTATTGAATATGGTGGGTCATACAAAACCCCATCTGCGGAGTTATCTTTAATGTTTTTAAGCCATTCTAAGGCATCAATCCCCCCATAAGCAATATCGTTTTGATATTTCGCTATACTATTCTTTCCGGAAAAAGGGTCATACCACTCTCCACGTATATCTTCTTCTTTTAATAATGCTTTTATTGGTTTAATAGTAAATGTCCATAGGCTTGGCATAGCCCAAACTCTGCTTATGTTCATCGGTTCACTCCTTTGCTCCTTTTTATTCCCTTTCAATCTCAAAAGATATATTATTTTTCTTACACCAATAGATTAAATATACAATTTGAAATACTTTGCTATCCGAAATTATAATATTCTGAACCAT